CTCTGCCATTGCTTCTAACTCTTCCAACATTTCCAGTTCTTCGTCAGAGGGTTCGGACATCTCGTCTAACTTCTCACTTGAAGATTTGAAGTCAATCTCATCATCATTCGACCACTTCTTCTGTACATTTATATAGTAGTCTTTAAATGACTGCAATGGATTCACAACAGTAATCAGTGTGTCATAGTATATAGGGATGTACTCATCAGCGGTAAATGGAATCCATGGAGTGACGCTCATTAATGAAGTCTCTGCACTTCGCCCAGAAATAACGTTTACTGCAAACACGTTCTTTCCAAACACAACAGAGTTTCCGTTTGCGTCTTCTCCCTCAAACATGTCACAGATAACATCTTCCATGCTTACAAGTTTAAGTATCTTAATACCGTGTGCTTTTGTTATTTTCATATGTCTATTTTATACATCTTTACTTTGAATTTTTCTTCGTTGTATATTTTCATACGTTCTAAGAAATGTTCTAGTGTGAAGTTCCTTTTGCTTTTCCATTTTAAATCGTCAACAATATCATATAAAGTTGCCGCCGTTTTTGTTTCACTCTTTCTCAAACCTCTACCAATAGACTGTAGATTTCGTACTCTCGACTTCGATGGTGAAGCGAAAATAATGTTGTGAAGATTTCGAATATTCACACCAGTAGAGAATGTACCGTAACTTGCAATGATAATTGCGTTCTCCGACTGTTCTGTAATTCTTCTAATCTCTTCACGGTCTGTCGAATCCGTACCGCCATGTACAAAGAATACTTTTCTTTCTTCTCCTACACGACTATTTATATCATCAAATAGACCCCTGCCGTGCTTCTCAACATATTGGAATAGTAATAGTGTATTACCTTCTTGGCTGATTGTCAAGTTTCTTATGAACCTATTTCTCTTCTCATGTCTAACAATAAAGTCCATTTCTTGCTGATATGTCATCTTAACAGCATCTTTACGTTCTTGGTCGCTATAACTAAGTGCAAGACTTTTGATTTGAAACTCTGCTAGTTGCTTATTATCTATAAGTTCTTTTGTAGTGGTAACTTTCTTCACAGGTCCAAACAGACCTTCAAGAACAAGTTTGTGTGTCAACGTGCCATCTAGTGTACCAGTCAGACCAAATCTATACTTTGTATCAGTCATCTTTTCTAAGATACTAGTCAGAGATTTTGCTTTGAACAAGTGTGCTTCGTCCCCAATAATTAGGTCGAATTGGTCAAAGTAGTCTTTACGCATCTTATAGATTGATTGCCATGTAGAAACGATAACTTGCTTATCAGATACTTTATCAAGTCCAGCCATAACTTTATGACAATGATTATCTGCATCCCAACCATAGTCACCAAAGTCTGATACGAGTTGGTGTACGAGTGAAGTTGTGGGTACAATGATTAGTGTTTTTTCGCTATACCAGCGAACAAGCATGTAGATAATTAATGACTTACCTGATGCTGTAGGGGATAGCAATAAACATCTGCGATTGCGTACTGCATGAATGAATGCTTTGAACTGATAGTCTCTTGGACTAAATGGTAGAGATAGTTCATCAGAAAATTCTTTTGCTTCAATTGCAGAAAACTCATCTGCCGCTTCAACAGAACTATCATATTCAATCTCATAATCTCTACTCTCTGCAAATTTGTGTAGATATGGCAGTAGACCGAGATAAAGTCTTTTCGTCATCACATTGTATAGACGTATCTTTCCATCCCACATTTTATTGCGAAATGAAGGCATGAACTGGTGACCGGGTACAAGAAACGTAAAGTAGTCTTGTACTTCATATGCTGTACCAGCATCACATGTTACTTTAATGTGAACTTCGTCTATCTTGGAGACGAAAAGTTTTTCTGACATTTAGATAGCACCGTTTGTAAACTTCCGCCAGTCGATTGCGGATTTGATGAGAAATCCTCGGTCACGCAACGATTTGATGATTGCGTCACAGAAGTCTACTTTCTCTTTTTGATGTGCGATTTTTAGAGTGCGCTCAATCACCTGTCTGTCGCTATCGACATGTCTAGGGATATCTGCACGAAGGACCTTTTTGGGAAAAGGTTCCCAACCATGCTCTCGCAAGTCTTCTTCTGCTAACTCGCCTGCATAGTATTCGTATTTGATTTGTTGATAGATTTTTAGGTCTGCTTCTAGTTTGCGTAGTAGAAGTTTTTCTGTCGTATAGACTTTATAATATTTTTGATGAAGTCTAGGTATTTTAAGTGCTTCTTCATCAAGCATGTCATCTACAAAATTCACATCTTCTTTCCAAAGATTTTGTATATCTTCAAGTTTCATTCAATCACCTCAATGTTGTAATCATTATCTACAAGTATATATGCTTGTAATTATAGTCTGTTTATCTCATATGCTCTAAATCTAAATGATGCTGAACCAAGAACGGTGTCTGCACTTCCTGCGTTTGAAAACTGTAAATCGCCATTTGATACTGGGAAGATATCAATGAATGTGATTTCAATGATTGGGTTACCAGAGTTTGATAGTATAAACAGTGTTGCGTCTTTGTATACTTCGCTTTCTTTAAACTGTGCAAAGGATTCTGGAAATGCTAGTTGCGTCATCCAGTCATGTATCTCTTGCCAGTTCTTTAGTTCTTCATCTACAATAAATTCTACTGACAATTCACCGTAAGTTATCTTGTCGCCAGGAACTGGTCTGTCGATAAGGGGGTTTGGTTGTACTGCTTCGCCAATCGTCATTGACGGAATATTACAATCAGTAACAAAGAAAGGGAAGACGCCAAGACCTTGAATTTCGAATTTGAAATTGTTAATCTTTGCCTCATTCATGTTACTCGGCTGATTTTGGACGCTCATTTTTCTAGTTTCCTATTCTAATTACTTTCTCACTACTATTTATACAAACAAAAAAGGGAGCCCCGAAGGACTCCCTAAAGTGAGGTAGGTTAACCCTACTCTTATAGTGTTATCAATTACAGAATGTTTGCAACTGAGAAACCACGGTAGTAAGTGTTGACACGCTGTGTCAATGCACCTGCACCAGCAGTTGTACCTTGAGCGAATGGGTTCGCAACCATGCCGTAGCGTGTTTTGAAACCAATCTTAGGCTGGAAGGTGTTCTCACCAACCGCACGAACCATTTGCAACGGCACGTATGGGCAGTAGAAGATACCAGCGTCATATGCGCTGTCGCCTTTATAACCTACGACACAGAAATCGCCAGATGCATATGGGTCAACATATACTTTTGTGCGACCGTTAAGTACACCAGCAAATGTGTTGCCAGTTGTGTCTACTTGCAGGTTAGTGTTCAACGCTGGATTGTAATCCATGATACCTGCGGCTGCCAAAGCAGATGCAACATCAGAAGATACAATGATAAAGTTACCTTTACCACGGCGTGTTTCACGGGCGATTACGTTTGCTTCACGCTCGATTTGGAACATCAAACCTTTGTAACGCTCAATAGACCAGCGACCATCAGCATCAGCGGCAACGTCAAACGCACCAGCAGTTGCACCAGGCTTGGCTGAACGATAGATAGTACGCATTACTTCGCGGTTGATTTCAGCAAGAATTTCGCCAGACAAGATGTTGGCAAGTTCTGTTTCAGCGTCAAGACCGTGTACTGCTTTCAGGTCCTGTGCAAGTTCAACAGTGTATTCTGCTTTCAACGCACGGGTTTTGGCTTCAACAGAAATCTTCTCTACTGAGAATTGCATTTCGTTGAAAGTACCGCCACCAGAAGAACCGAGTGCTTCAGCCGCGGCTGTAGACATACCAGTACCTGTAGTGTAACCGTTTGTATCTGGGTCAGCATCCATTGGACCTACAGTGTTAGCATGTGTGCCAGCACCAGAGAAGTCTGTGTCGGATTCATTGTAGAATGCTTCGTTGCCTGCGCCGTCTTTGGCACGCATTGCAAAGATAAGACCAGTAGGTGCAGTCATTGGCTGTACACCTGCAACGTCATATGCAATCAACTGAGGCATAGAACGTCTTACCAATGAAATCAATACTGGGTCAAAGTTTTGTACGTTGCCAGTAGCGTTCAATGGAGCCGCTTCAAACAGACCCATTTGCTCTTGTTGCTCACGGATTGCTTTTTCTTGGTTTTCAAGAAGTACGGCTGTTACCGCTTTCTTGTATGGGTCTTGGATTGCAGGCGCATCGGCATGCTCCAAAATTGGTTCCCATTTTTTCTGGGATTCTTCAGAAAGATACATATCTTTTCTCCTTAAAGTTAAATTTTAGTCAAACTGTTAATATAAACATTCAAAAATAACATATTCATATTAGTATTTATATGACATTACTTTTTCATGCTTGAAAGTGTTCTACTGTAAACACTCATGCTCTCGGATAGTGATTCCGT